CCTGTAACCGTTGCTGTATGCGGGTATGCGGTGATATGAGACTGCCATTATTACTACTGAATGTAGTACATGGCTCATCTCTCTATCTAGACTGACTCTCTGGGTTGTTTTTGTGTGTAGTGTGTAAAGGGTTAATGCCACCCCTAAGGGTGGCATGGTGTTACTTGAGGGCCTTGGCTGCTGCTAGTGCCTTCACTGCGGCTTGGGTGGCTAGGGCTTGCTCGTGGATTGCATCTTCTACCCAGATGCCTGATCGCTTCTCGGCTACGATACATACGTTCTCGACTGCTTTAGCTGCATAGGTACCTGCAGATGCGGTGGTGAATAGCATGGTCCAGAACTGCTGTAGAAATTTACTCATGATAATTGTCTCCGTAGTTGGCGTAATTGCCATGCATGAGCGTAAGCTCTGCTGTACGTATGGGGTGGTAGGGTGGTGAAACTTGATAAAGAACATTGGTAGGGGGGGTGCTTTTGTTTTTGTGTGTCTTTACACTCAGCCCCTAAGTTGATTCCCATTTTATAATTTTTTCGTCTCCCCTAACTAAAAGTATTACCCATAATTTTCCTCATAATAATTTTTTATATTTTCCCCCTTATGAAAATTATAGTATTCAAAGTATGTGATACTATAGACACCCGATATAGATGATTAAGGGAAAGGTAGTGTATGCATAGTGAGTTGATAGCTGAAGAGATAAAGATACAGGATGTCATGCTTAAAGAAAAACCTGTAAAAAGAGGTTACCCATACCAATTACGTGTATTAGATGAGGAGCAGGATCTAGAAAATAAAATACTTAAATTATCTGCGCTTATACGCAATACAGAGGTTTTTCAGGGATTGCCAGTAACCGAGCGCAATTTACTCTCTACGCAGCTTTGCATAATGCGTAAATATTCTAAAATTTTAAAAGAAAGAATTAAACTCTTTGGGACGATTAAAGTAATGAAAGTATTTTTAGGTGGTACGTGTAATGACTCTACTTGGCGTGAAGAGGTTATCGCAGGGCTAGAGGTTGAGTATTTTAATCCACTGGTTTCAGATTGGACACCAGAGTGTCAAGTGGAAGAGGTAAAGCAGAGGGAAGAGTGTGATATCTGTCTGTATGTTATTACTCCTAAGATGACCGGGACATATGGTATTGCTGAAGCAGTGGATGATAGTAATAAGCGGCCAGGGAGGGTTGTGTTTGTTGGCTTACGTGAGGATGGGGAGCAGCGATTTGATGAGAAGCAGTGGGGGTCAATTGGTGCTGTGGCAGAGCTGATTAAGGGTAATGGTGGTATGACATTCTCTTACTTAAGTAATGCTATTAATTATATTAATGGATTTGGTAAGAGATAGTATGCTGACGATTGAACAATTTAGGACTGCGTTACCTGACAAGGTAAAGAAATCTGTTAATCAGCAATTGATTGACCAGATTAATAAGACTCTTTCTGAGCCTGAGTTGTATGAGGCTTATAGAGAGAATCTTGTTGGGTACACGCAGATCATGAAGGATGGTAAATTTACGGTGCAGCAGTACATATCTGCTGTTAAGTATGTTACCCATAAGTTGATGGGCTGTACTAGCATTGACTCTTATAGTAAGACCTTTCCAGATAAAATTATTAGGTTTGCTAAGGATGCTGTGGCTAGTAAGGATATCGCTAGTTATGTGACTTCATATAATAAGAGTAAGTTAGTGAATCTTATTATGGAGCAGACACTGGTTCCTAGTTATGTGTTGAACCAGGATCTGTATCAGAGGGCATTAAATGTGCAGGCTGAGTTAATGGTTAGTGCTAATAGCGAGAAGGTGCGTACGGATGCTGCTAATTCATTGTTAACACAGTTGAAGATGCCTGAGGTTAAGAAGATCGAGTTGGATATTGCTGTTAAGGAGGATTCTAGTATTGCTATATTGAGGGAGGCTACTATGAAGTTGGTGGCAGAGCAGAAGTTATCAATACAGGCAGGACAAGGTACCGCTGTGAATATTGCTAAGGGTAAGTTAGAGTTAGGAGTAGCAGTGGGAGAAGTTGTTGAAGCAGAGATCGTTGAAGAGGTTAAATTGTTCAAATGAAATACGTGCTAGTGTTTACCCATGGGGTAGTTTTATCTATTGGCTTCATTATTGGGGCTTATCATTCAGACCATACATTCGCTAATATTACTGTAGAATTAGTTACATTGTTAATTACATTATTTGAATAATTCCATGGAGGTAATCCAAATGATTGAATCGGTTGCAGATGAGAGCGCATTAGGAGTTCCTGATGACGTGTTAGCTGAATTGGATGCTGCAGATACAAGAGAAGGGTTACCTTCTGGAACTATGCTATCTATTATGACCCAGGAAGTAGGTGGGCAATTTGGTAAGTTTTTAGGTGATCCTAGGGCTTCTCATTTTGAGAAAGGTGCAGATGGTAAGAGGAGAGCGCCTAACGGGAAAGTCTCTTCTGCTTTTGGTTTATTTGGGATATTAGAATCTACAGCCGCTGACCCAGGTTTTGGGGTTAAACCTCTTGCAGTGAAAGACCAGGGGGATATAAAGAAGCAAATCCAGTTTGCTGCTTCTTATTTAAAGGGTAGGACCGGGAATGATGATTTATCTGTTGGTTTGGGTAAATTTGGTGAAGGACCTAAATACGCAGCACAGGTACTTGGGCGTATTGGGTTAGAAGCAGACCCATCTAGGGCTGTTAATAGAGAAGCCCCTATCCCTAGGCCAAATGTTAGGAACCCAATACCACAACCTAATACTACTGCTGTTCCACCACCACCTCAACGTAGGCCGGGGGAACAAGATGCTGTAAGAGGAGATGGGCAAGTACCACAAGACAACCCATTTAATGCACCAAACCCATTTGATATATTAAATCGAGATCACACACGTGATTCAAATGACCCATTTGATATATTAAATCGAGATCACACACTTGGTTTACCCGGAGGAGGAAATCCAGTGCCGCCGCCAGCACCTGAATTACAACCCTTTGGTGTAGTGGGTCGTCCTAATAATACTCAGCAAATACAAGATAGATTACGTCAGACTCAAGGTACGGAGATTATTATTTAATAATGAAGAGCGCAGTCGCAGAAGCACTATCAGCATGGAAGGTTGAGGATTTTCTTAACGCTACCGATTATTCTGATAACCCGGATTACGTACCATCTGACTTTGCGTTAGAGTTTGTAGTATTTATTAAGTTAATAAACGGTGAGGAGGGGGAAGAGCATGAGACCCCTGTAGTACATTACCGTATGTTAGACACCATTACTGCGGGCGGTACTCATATAATTAACCTATGCCACCGTGGGATAGCTAAGACAGCGGTTATGGGTGAGTACCTCTTTCTGTATTTAGGAGTGTATGGTTATTTACCTGGCTTTGGTAAGGTGGATTTGGCGTTATATGTGTCTGATAGTATTGAGAATGGTGTTAAGAATATGCGTAAGAATCTTGAGTTCCGGTGGGAGAACTCAGATTTCCTTAAAATGCAGATTCCCTTTACTAGATTTACTGATATTCGTTGGGAATTCAAGAATGCTGATGGGAATGTCTTCCTTGTAAAGGGATATGGAGCGAAAGCTCTGAGTCTGGACACGGAAGTAGTCATGCTGAACGGCAGTACTAAGACTATTAAAGACATTCAAGTAGATGATTATGTGATGTCTCCTTTGGGCTATCAAGCTAGAGTTATTGCTAAGAGTGAGGTGTTTAATCACCCTATGTATAGGATACTTCTAGAAGATGGGCGCAGTATTAAAGTCAGTAACGAACACCTGAATGCTATAACTATAAAAATTAACCCCAACAATACAGCAGTTTATAAGGATATTGTACGCACCACAGATGAACTACTTAATATGGATTTGCAGCATGTTAGGGTGCGTAATAGAAAAGGCAAGATTCCGTATGTTAGTAGGGAAAATCTTTTATTTATTAAGAATACTTTGCCTGTCGGTTACTTTACTCAGAAGTACACACTTGACCCATATGTACTAGGATTACTATTAGGAGATGGATCACTAAAGAAAGATGGGAGTAATGTACTACACGCACATATAGATGACATGAATGAGTATTACCTAGCTCTTCCTGACACCCTTGGAAATCCTTATTTGGATAAGCGTAATAATACTGTAGTAAGCGTCGCCCTAAAAGGAATTTCTGCGCAGATTAAAGAGCTAGGTTTACGGGGTATTCATGGTGATTTTAAATTTATACCTAAGAATTATCTAATAGGGGATATATCTCAGAGAATTGCAATTTTACAGGGACTAATGGATACAGACGGCAGTATCCAGAAAAACGGTAGAATGGATTTCTGTAGTAATTCAGAGCAACTAGTAGATGATGTAAGCACCCTGGTTCGTAACTTAGGGGGCACAGCTAAAAAGCGTAAGGTAAAGAAGGCGTTTAGAGTTGAAATATGGCTAGGTAGTTGCCCTTTTAGATTAAATAGAAAAGTAAACAGATTTATTAAAAATAAAATTAAGCCTTTAGTGGCGATTAGCTCTATTGAACCAATACCTAATGAACCAAGTCAATGCATCAAAGTTCAACCTGTTGTACTTACTAATACTGACGAAGATTGTCATTTTTTAGTGAATGATTATTTCCGTACACATAATACAGGTGTGCGTGGTGCTAAAGAGATGGCTAAACGCCCTCAATTAGCTGTATTAGATGATCTGATTAGTGATGAGGACGCACGCTCAGCTACGGTTATCGCTTCAGTAGAGGCGACAGTGTACAAGGCAGTAACTTACGCGTTACATCCTGATCGTAGGATGATTATTTGGTCAGGTACGCCATTTAATGCTAAGGATCCGTTGTATAAAGCAGTAGAATCTGGTGCATGGGCGGTGAATGTATTCCCTGTATGCGAGCAATTCCCTTGTACTAAGGAGGAATTCAGGGGCAGTTGGCCTGATCGCTTCACATATAAGTATGTGAAAGAGAATTATGATATTGCTATAAAGAACGGCATGGTAGATACGTTTAACCAGGAGCTTATGCTGCGTATTATGAGTGAAGAAGACCGGGTAATTCAAGATAGTGACATTGGTTGGTATAAAATTGACGCAGTGTTACGTAATAAGGGCATGTTCAACTTTTATATTACTACTGACTTTGCTACTTCTGAGAAACAGAAGGCAGATTTCTCTGTAGTGAGTGTTTGGGCGTATAATAATGTAGGCGATTACCTCTGGGTAGATGGCATTTGTAAGCGACAGCTAATGGATGCGACTATTGATGATGTATTCCGATTGTCTCAGTTGTATAAACCGCAAGCGGTAGGTATTGAGGTTAACGGACAGCAGGGAGGATTTATTCCTTGGATTCAGGCTCAGATGATGGAGCGGAATATTTACTTTACGTTAGCAACTTCTCATAATGAGAATAAACCAGGTATTAGAAACTTTACTAATAAGTTAGTACATTTCAATACAATGGTTCCATTATTTAAAGCTAGGAAGATGTTCTTCCCAATAGAGAAGAAGGCTGAACCACCTATGGTGGAGTGCATTAATGAATTGAGCCTAATCGCGGCAGGTGGCATACGTAGCAAACATGATGACTTTATTGATACCATATCTATGTTAAGCTCTATAGTTGTCTGGAAGCCTTCTGAGGAAGCCCCTATGGTCTCCTCTGGTAAGGGGGACGGTATGTGGGACTTGGGCGTAGAGGAAGTAGACCGTAATAGGATGGACTCATATATTGTTTAAGGGGTAATTATGTTATTGCAGGAAGTGTTTAACCAACTTACTTTCGGAGAGCTATCTCAATTAAGTATTGGTGGCGGTGAAGCAGGGGTAATTGATTCCACTAACCATCACAGAATAATCCCACATGTTAATTTAGCATTAGGAGCTTTGTATAGTCGCTTCCCCTTGAAAGAGGGAAGGGCAACTGTTGCTCTGTTAGGTGAGAAGTACACATACGCACTCCAGGTTGAAGACCTTAATCGGATAGGACGTGTGTTTACTGCTAAGGGGCATGAACTAACCCTTAATGACGAGTTGGATAGATATAGCTGTTTCACTGTTAGTTCTAGAGTATTAACTGTACCTGTTGATATTGTAGATGGGGCTACAAATTTACCTGAGGCATTAATAACTGGTTCACTAGATATCACATATCGTGCTAACCACCCCAAACTACAGGAAATAGACCCTGACTTTGACCCTGATGAAATCGAATTAGAACTCCCGTACACTCACCTGAATGCACTCTTGTACTTCATAGCCGCTAGGATGCTTGCGCCTACTGGTTCAGGACAGTTTGAGGGCTTAGTTAGTAATAGTTATATTCAGAAGTACGAACGGGAAGTACAACTACTGACTGCAAACAACCCACAGGTAGAGCTGACTAGTAATACTACTGGTTTCAGGAGAGGGGGTTGGTCCTAATACTGATAGTGTACCCATCCGACTACAGGGTTAGATAGCCCTGCTGGGTACTGCGGTAGGGAGTAGTAGTAGTAAAAATAAAGAGGTTACCTATACCTACTAAGTAGGTTAGGCTTTTAATTGTAACTCAAAATGGTAATTATTCAATGACCACAGAACAGAAATCTTCAAGTGATGCTGAAATAGTTGCTCCTAAAGGCTGGACTAAAGTTCCAACTATTAGGGAATTAAAACAAGATCAGTCCGATGCACGGCCAATACATGATGCACAGGTACTTAAGATAACTGGATGGTTAGATAACTTAAATCTTACTGGCAGTGCAGTTATAAAGAAGGTTCCAGGGCAATCCTCTGTGCAGCCTCAACTTATACGTAAGCAAGCAGAGTGGAGATACGCTGCATTAAGCGAACCCTTTCTATCTACTGATGATGTCTTCAATGTGTCCCCTGTTACCTCTGAAGACCGTGAAGCATCCCAACAGAATCAACTCTTACTGAATCACCAACTCAATACCACAATTAATAAAACAAAGTTCTTCGACGAGTACGTGCGTACTGGTGTGGATGAAGGAACTATTATTGTACAAACAGGTTGGGAATTTATTGATGAGAAATACACAGAAGATGTACCTGATATAGAGTTCCGTGTGAATCCTGAGTTTGCTCAGATTCATGAAGAATTAGCTGTGATGAGGGAAACTAACCCTAGCCTGTATGACACAGATGTAGAAGATGAGATGAAACAGGCTCATGAGCTCTCTATTGAAAATGGGCAACCAATTGAGCCTGTATTACTTGGAACTGTAACAGCTACAGAGAAGACACGGATTCTCAGTAATAGACCTACATTAGAAATTTGTAATTATAAGAATATTACGATAGATCCTACTGCTAAAGGGGATATGCTCAAGGCTCAATTTATTATAAAGAGTTATGAGACTAGCAAATCTGCACTGAGAAAGGATGGTAAGACTTATCATAATCTAGAGAAGATAAATGTTGATGGTAACTCTATCTTAGCAAGCCCAGACCACTCCCCTCGTCTTGATGAAGCTAATTTCAATTTCTCTGATGATGATCGTAAGAAATTCGTAGTTTACCAGTACTGGGGTAAACGAGTTGTAGACGATACTGGTATTACTACTACTTTCGTAAGTGAATGGGTAGGCAACACAATGATTCGTCTTGAGGAGGCTCCTTTTCCTGATAAAGAGCTACCTTTCGTGGTCGTGCATTACTTGCCTGTTAGAAAGAGTAATTATGGAGAGCCTGATGGTTCCCTATTAATAGATAATCAGAAAATAGCTGGAGCAGTGTCCCGTGGAATGATAGATATCATGGGTAAATCCGCTAATGGGCAAACAGGTATGCGTAAAGACATGCTTGATGCTACTAATCGCCGCAAATTCGATTCAGGTAAGGATTATGAATATAATGGTGGAGTAGACCCGCGTCAGGGGGTATTTATGCATACATACCCAGAGATCCCACAATCAGCCCCGTTCATGCTTCAATTACAGAACCAAGAAGCAGAATCACTTACTGGGGTCCAGGCGTTCTCTGCCGGTATTTCAGGAGCTTCTCTAGGCGATGTGGCTGTTGGTGTTCGTGGAGCGTTAGACGCGGCCTCTAAGCGTGAATTAGGCATATTGCGTAGATTGTCTAATGGTGTTGTAGAGATAGGGCATAAAATCATCAGTATGAACGCTGTGTTCTTATCTGACGAAGAGGTTGTTCGTATTACTGATTCAGAATTCGTTACCGTGCGTAAGGATGACTTACCAGGTGTATTTGATTTAAAATTATCCATCTCTACCGCAGAGGAAGATGATAATAAAGCAGAACAGTTGGCATTTTTACTACAAACCATGGGTCCTAATATGGATCCAGAATTAATTAAAATGATCCTGTCTGATATTGCTCGATTACGCAAGATGCCTGATATGGCAGAGAAGATTGAGAACTACAACCCAGAGCCAGATCCAGTACAGGTTAAATTACAGGAATTAGAGGTAGCTAAGTTGGAAGGGGAGATCGCTAAGACACAAGCAGAAACCCAGAAGATCCTTGTAGAGGCTGGTTTAACGGATGCTAAGATAGATACCGAAGGAGCTAAAGCAAGTCATCTCAACTCCCAGAAAGACAAGACGGATCTTGACTTCGTTGAGCAGCAAACAGGTACTACACAGGAACGTAACTTACAATCTGCTGGGGCACAGGCTGCTGCGAATAGTGACTTAGCAATATTACAATCTTCCTTGAAACGTGGAGAAGAACGAGAGCGGGCACCTAAGTAATATTTGACTATAGTAGGGATAAACTGTTATATATCAGGTATTCGATCAATTACTTTAACAATAGGGAAATACAAAACAGATGGCTAACCGAGAAATTGAGGCAATCGAATTAGAGATTCGCAATGCTCAAAAAATTCTAGACACTGCCGCAACATTAGACAGATTGAAGAAGAATGTAGACTTCAAAAAAATAGTTATGGAAGGATACTTTAAGGAAGAGGCTATTCGTTTAGTCCACCTTAAATCACAACAGCATATGTCGAGTCCTGAGTCACAAAGTATGATTCTTAACCAAATTGATGCAATCGGCTGCTTAAGCAGTTATATGGATGCTACATACCATAAAGCGGCTATGGCGCATAAAGTTGTTGAGGATGGGCCTGACATGATTGAGGCGTGCTATCTCGATCAGGAGGAATCAGCATGAGTACTCCTATAGAAAAAGAGGTCTCCCCACTAGATATGTCTGATGAGGATTTCCTTAATGCGCCGGCACCTGAAGATACGGTTACAGAACCTGAGGTAGAAGCAGAAGAAGTTACCACTGAAGAAAATATAGCTCCTATAGAAGCAGAAGAGGAAACCCCTGCTGAGGTTACTGAGGAAGCCCCCACCGAAGGTGAAGGGGCGGAGGAAGTGGCCGATGCTACAGAAGAAAAAGAAAAACCAGTAGAATTAACTGACACCAAGATTGAAGGGGATAAGAAGCCCGCTACTGAGATTAAAGAACCTGATGGTGGCATCACTGACGCACAATATAAGGAAGAGCGTGAGCGGCTATTTGCTCCTATTAAGGCTAATGGACGGGAGATCAAAATAAACAGTGTGGATGAGGCTATCTCTCTCATTCAGATGGGCGCGAATTACAATAAGAAGATGGAGCAGATGAAGCCAAATCTCAAGACAATTAAGTTGCTTGAGAATAATGGCTTAAATGATCCGGTGAAGTTGAACTATTTAATTGATTTGGATAAGAAGGACCCTGAAGCAATACTCAAATTAATTAAAGATAGTGGCATTGATTTACATGAATTAGATATAGAAGCAGAGAGTAAATACACACCTAAGACTCGTGTAGTTAACGAAAACGAGATTGATCTGGATACGGTTTTGGACGAGATTCAAGGCACACCAACGTACAACCGGACTCTTGATGTCGTTAGCAAACAATGGGACGGTGAGAGTAAAAAAGCAATAGCAACCCAGCCGTACATACTCAAGACATTAAATGATCAAATGGAAAGTGGGATCTATGATTTAATAAATGTTGAGGTTGAGCGGCAACGGATGCATGGTGGTTTGAAGGGTGAATCGGATATTGAGGCTTACCGTAGAGTTGGCGAGGGCATACAGGCTAGTGGTGGATTTGATCATTTGGGTAGCTCCCAGAAACAAACTCCCGCCGCAGCTCCTGAGGTTGTTGTTCCAAAGCGAAAAGTTGAAGACCCGGCACTGAAAGAAAAACGTAAGGCTGCAGGTACTACTAGAGAGGCTCCTTCTGGAACCCCTTCTAATAGAGACCTCAACCCATTGAATATGTCGGATGCAGACTTTGAGAAAATGTCTAGACCGTAATAATCTAAACTAAAAGGAATATGTACCATGGCTAATGAACAATTATTTAACTCCCCATCAACTACCGCATCAGGTGTAGCATCCGATGTCGGTCCACAGATTAATAATGCTTACTACCAAAAGAAGGCATTAGTAGATGCCGCTAAAGAAACCTACTTTGGTCAATTGGCTGACGTGGCTTCTATGCCTAAGCATTTTGGTAAGAAGATCAAGCGGTATCATTATCTTCCATTGCTTGATGATGCTAACTTGAATGATCAAGGTATTGACGCTGCTGGTGCGACTATTGCTATCACAGAGTTTTATGTTACATACCCTCGTTTGGTCATGGAAGAGCCTGCTGCAACTGTAGCTGCTGTTGTCGCTGCAATTAATGATGATATGGATACTAGTTTTGTAGCCGCCGTAGCAGGTGCTGCAAACTCTGGTGCTTCTGGTGTTGGTTTCAATTCCATCACACTTACCGTACTAACCCTGAAATACTTGAATGAGACTAAAGCAGATTTAGTTTTAGCCAAGAATATCGGTGCCGTTAAACAGCAAGGTTCTGGTAATCTGTATGGTTCAAGTAAGGACGTTGGTGTTATCACAGGTAAGCTTCCTGCATTGTCAGAAGTAGGCGGCCGCGTTAATCGTGTTGGGTTCAAACGTGTTGAGCTTGAAGGTACTTTTGAGAAGTTTGGTTTCTTTGACGAATACACACAAGAGTCTCTAGATTTTGATACTGATGCAGAGCTATTCCAGCACATCAATACTGAGATGGTTAAAGGCGCAAACCAACTAACTGAAGCTGCTCTGCAGGTTGATTTGTTAAACGCAGGTACTACTACTCGTTTTGCTGGTACAGCTACTCTCATATCAAATGTATCCGTAACTGATATTGTTGATTATAACGACATCATGCATCTAGGTATTGATCTTGATAACAACCGTACACCTAAGTCTACTAAGGTTATTAACGGTTCACGTATGATTGACACTAAGACAGTTATGGGCGGGCGTATTGCTTATATCGGTTCTGAGTTGATTCCTACACTTAAGAACATGACCGACTTAGCAGGTACTATTGGTGCTGCTTTCATTCCAGTTCAGCATTATGGTGATGCAGGTTCAATCATCCAAGGCGAAATCGGGACAATTGATTCTCTTCGCTTTGTAGTTGTTCCTGAAATGCAAAAGTGGTCAGGTGCTGGTCTAGTTGCTACAGGTACTACCGTTCTTGAGACTGCCGAGAAAGTAGATGTGTTCCCTATTCTAGTAATCGGGGATGAATCATTTACAACTATTGGCTTCCAGACTGACGGTAAGACAGTTAAGTTCAAGATCATTCATAAGGCCCCTGGTGAAGCTACTGCGGATAAAACTGAGCCATTTGGTGAAGTTGGTTTCATGAGTATCAAGTGGTACTATGGTTTCATGGCTCTTCGTTCTGAGCGTATTGGCATCATCTATACTGCTGCTAAATTGTAACTTGTAGTTACATTAGTTGGGGGGGTAGGTACTAATTTACCCCCCCAATATTTTTATACTCAATGAGAGGAACACCTAGTATGCCTACCAAATTAGAAGCACTTAAGAAACAAGCTGACGAACTCAAAATTACCTATCACCCTTCTATTGGGCTGAACGCCTTACAAGAG